AAAGAAGAAAAAAAAGAAAACCGATAAGGTTTACTATGACATAGATCATAACGAAGATTTTACGGGAAAGAACCTGGAAACTATCACTCGTAAAGACAATAAAGGACTTATAAAGGGTAGGCAAGATGTTCAGAAATCGGGTGCTTTTTCAAAAGGAAAGCATACTTATAAGCAAGTTAAATTGGGGGCGATTGAATATCGAAAATCTACGTCTGCTGGGAATGTGCGTAAAAAAGGCGGGAAGGTAGGTACTGAAAGGAAAGCAAAAAAACATACATCAATTAGCGTATTCGGTAAAGATATCTACAATAAGAAGAAGGAAATGGATCCTGAAAAGGCTGATAAAAGATACGATAAAATGAGAAAAAAATTGATAGCAAAGAAGCGTAAGCAGAAGAAGAAAAAAGAAGAAGAATAAGATGCCAGAGTTAAAAGTAAAAGGAAAAGTAAAAAAGAAATACCCTTATACATTAAAAGGGAGAAAAGCATATGCAAAAGCACTGGCAAAAGAAAAAAAGTAATGCACCAAATATTTTACAACCAACCCAGTGTCGAAAGACCAACTGAAAGGAAACTAACATGGCTGAAATAAATGTATCAGGAACTACCAATTTAGAAGTGACACCTGAGTCCGAACAATTAACCGTAGGAAATATATCTGCAAGTCCAGAGCCAACACCTTTGGAATCAACAGATAGCTACGACAATATTTCTATTCCTGGAGAACTCTTAGGTGAGACTACAGAAGTGACCGCTGAAGAGCAATCTACCCAGGAAGAGATTACAAAACAGGCTGAGACTACAGAGTCTACCGAAACAGCACAAACCCAATCCACAACTGAGGAAACTCAAACCGAAACAGAATCAGAGGAACAAACCGCAACGGTTAGTCAAGAGTCTGATGACTCCTTCGTTTACGAAGATCAACATGGTTCTAAACATTCTGTAGAACAGATTGAGTTATGGCATACTGATAGCATGAACAGGCACGAATGGCAAAAGTCCAATACGGAAAAGGCCCAGGAATTGTCTGATCAACGCAGAGCAGTTGAGCCGTTAGTACAGTTAGTGGAGAAAATAAAAGAATCGGGAGAGTTCTCCGAATCGTTAAAAGAGGCGATTGAAGATGAGCTCGGAAAAGAAGCGGGGCAACTGTTTGATCAGTCCCTACAGATGGATAATAAAGATCTCCCGAATCCCTTTGAGTCCGAATTACAGGAAGCAAGGGATAAACTGGCAAACATGGAAGCGGAACGGCAAATAGATCAATCTATGACTCAGCTTCGATCCTCATACAAGTTAACAGATCAGCAGGCCCAGGATGTACTGGATTTTGCAGTGAAGAACTTTGAAGAGACAAATCGAGTGCTAACCTTAGAGGAAGCCTACAAGGTGATGAACTTTGATAAGGCCCCAGCATCTGAGCCAAAACCGAAGCCATCAGTGCCAGTTAATGTAAAGAAGAATGTCGGTATCAAGGCAGAGAATAAAGGAAAAATTACTTCCTATGATGATATTGATGTTGCTTCGTTTCTTAATAATTAATGAAATAAGGAGACATAATAATGTCTAACATAGTTGTATCGGGAACTGGTTCAGGTTCCCTTAGTGCCCTTATTCAGCAGTATTATATGCCAGTTTTGTATGATAACATCTTTAAGAAGTCTCATCCATTACTTGCAATACTGAAGGGTAAGGCAAAAACATTCAACGGTAGAGATATCGTTGTTCCTGTAGAATACGCAGATGGTGGTGCCTCTGTTTGGGGTGATCAGCACACTTTAGCTGGTGCATACACTCCAGCAATAGCTGAGATCGCAAAGACTGCATCGTATCAGCCAACAATGTTAACTGGTCACTTTCTTTTAACAAAGGAAGAAACCTTGTTAATGAATAGTCCACAGGCTATTAAAAACATCGTTGGTGCAAAGGTAAAGAACCTTCAAAAAGGGTTAGAGAAAAAAGTTGCAGAAAATGTATTTGCTACTTCTTTAGCTACTGATGCGTTTAATCCAGTTGCTGTATTGTGTAATGATTCATCTGAAGTAGGTGGTCTTGACCCTGCAAGTAATTCCTGGTGGAAAACTCCAGTATTGACTTTTGCTAATTTTAGCGATGCATCTGGAGATAGTGGAGATGCTGATTCAGATGTTGATTCATTATCAGAAGCCGATATGGTTGATTCTGCAAAGAATACCTATATTTTAAGGGTTCTTGCTAAAGGTGTCGCTAATGCAAAAGCACAAACTGGTGAAAATCCAGATCTGATCGTATGTCCTCAGTACATTTATGACTTGATTGAAACCGAGATCGATCCAAGAAAGACTGGCTCAAAAATGAGTGAGCGGATGGGATCTATGGGTTTTACTGGTCTTAACTTTAGAGGAATTGACATTGTAGCAGACCAGGATATGGTTACTGCACAGGTTGACTCTTCTGCTTCATCTGTTGGATATGATGGAAGAATCTATTTTCTAAACACAAATTACTTACATATGTTCTTCAACTCTGGTGCAAAATTCACTGCATCTGATATGATCGAAGATACAAAGAGTAATACTTTTGTTCAGAAGGTACACACTTATGGTAACTTGGCTATTACTAATAGAAAAGCCCACTGTGTTGTAAGAGATCTTTATTCACCAAAAGATTACGCTTAATTGTAATCTATTAACCTTACAGCCCCTGTCGATTGATGGGGGCTGTATAGCCCTGGAGATAGCATGACAACAGCAGACATGAATACTATATTAGGTGATCGTATGGAAGATTCCGCAGGGGATCTTTTTGACACTACAATAAAAGAGCGGTATCTGAACCGTGCACAGGATAAGCTGATCCAAATGCTTTATCCACATTTATTAACAGACCTTCATGTCATTAAAACAGGCATAAGTATGTCTACAGACAGCGAAGTTGATACTAATTTTAAAAGTTATTTTATCCCATCTAATGCAGGAGCCTTAGACTCAGATCCCTTTGGTGGCCCTTTAGGTATAGTGGGTATACGGATAACGAATAGTAACTTTATTCGTAAAGTATCATTTGATATGGCCAAAGATTTTACAACGGGGTATGTAACCTTTAATGGTACAGAGCCTGTTTATTTTGTTTTTAAGAATAGAATTTATATTTATAACAATACAGCGAATGTAGACTGCTATTATATTAAGACACCCACTGTATTAACAGATACGACACCAGAGGCACAAAACTGTGATCTAAATGCTATCTTTCACGATGCATTAGTAGAACTTGCAGAGGCAGAGCTGTGGCGAACAGTAAACAACCAGGCTCGTAAACAGGATGCAGAATCCAGGGCCTTTGGAATGATCGCACAGTATAATAATAATCCTGCAACGGGAGTGGTTGGAGAATCACTGCCATTTAACTACAGTACGAGCAATGGACTGATCGATCCGATCTATCCGAATTATCCATTAAATGGCTGAGTTTATTGATATTGCAGACTTTGGTGGAACAACTACCAATGTTGATGTAGAAGATTTACCTGATCACATAGCTCAGAATATTGAAAATCTCCGCATCCGCAATGGAAAGCTGGAGAAAACATTCGGAGCAGGACAACCGTCCACTGTTCCAAATTTTGCCTTATCACAACTTAATACTAAGCTTAGTAAAAGTTATGTGATCTACAACCTATTTACGTTTATATCCGATAAGTTTGCTACCCAGGAACATCGATATGTTTTAGTGTTAATTGATAGTAGCACCAAAGAAGTATTGCTATTCTGGTATGATCCATCACAGCCAGCAGTAGATGATCATTTGCAGATCGAAGATACTATCCTGTTTTTTGAGACAGCTTCTGAATCAGGTCATGCACAAGCTACAAATGTAATGGTGGTAGACTGCAAGGATAACAGCGGTACTGCTATTGCAGGCACCGATATATACGATGATATTGATTATAAAACAGGAGATAAGCATTATGTAAATACAAATAGTGCTTCTACCTGGGGCGGTAGCTTTTTTGCTACTGCGGGAGATACTGGATGCAGGGTTTCTCCTTATTTAGGCGGTAAACACGCCACACATTTAAATGTAACAAATAACGCATCCGATGATGTTACTTCATTTAAAAGAATAGCACTTCTTGCCTTAAATGGGAAAGTGCTTTGTATGTACAGCTATTTAGACGGTAAAGATAAAATAAGATATTCAGTTGGGCACGGTAGCACTACGGACGCTTTAGATGAAACAAAATACAATACCTACCAGGGGTATACATCTTTAAATGTTGCCAGTATGTGCAACTATAATAATGCGATCTATGTTCATTATTCTGGGGCTACTGGTAGTCCAAGTGCAAATAAAAATCATTTAATTAAATATACAATAGAGTCAAATGGTGATATTACAGAAACGGTAGTGCAGGAAGATATACACACTACAAATGCTACAGCAAGATCATATATGTATGAAGCGGGAAATGGGTATTTATATCTATTAAATCCAGGAGTAGGTCTATATTTGATTACCTCTTCTGGAATTACAGCAGTAGGAGATGAGCCATCTAATACAAGTGGCTATAGCTGGGTGGGTCTAACCTCTATTACTAATACAGTAAGTGGGAATAAGGAATATCTGGTACTGGCAGAGTCTGATGCATCTAACCATAAATTACATTATATTGATCTGTTAGATGTTCTTTCAACTTGGGCTAACTACTCCTATACTAATCAACTGCATCTAATAACTAAAATGGATTTTAATGAGAATTCTGGTAAAAATGAATCCATTGTTGTACACACAGAAGCGGGTGACGGTTCAAAATATCTCCTATATAGTACTCATAATGATGTGACTGTGATAGATAAAATTGAGGTGAGTGTCCATTCAGAATTTACAACTTCAACACCGATTACCTTTATAAGACACGCATATCGATGTCCTACTGGAGCGAAATATCTTATAGTCGGAACAGATGATACTTCAACTGGAAGCCCTGCCGTGATGACACATGGAAGAATATATACTGTTCCTGTGTCTAAAGTTCCCTTTGGAATAAACAATCACGGTAATGACACCTTTAAGGGCTGGAATCCAACTTGTTTTGATGATGTGGTGACAGGATTTTCCAGTGGAAATTATTTCTTTGAACACGCAAAAGCGTATATTCAATCCTATGGTATAGAGTGTGTTGAGAATGATGATGATACCAGGGCACAGCTAAATAGGTATACCGACATCGGCTGGGGATCAGGTACCTGGGCTGGATCAGGTAGCTGTGATTATAAGTGGACAAATTTAAACGATAAGTATACAATAGGTACTCATTACCATAAAGCACAGCGGAATCCGATCGTACCTTTTTCAGATAGCATACGGGTACTTCCTGGGGATATTTCCCTGGTAGGAGTCAACAGTGCCAACGGGGTATGGCTGGGCTATATTGATCGAAAGCTGATGAATGAAGGTGTAACGATCAGTCCTGCATTCTATGCCTATAGCAATGTGCTTACCAATTCTTTTACAATATCAGATGATATGGGATATGTTGAAACAACAGATGAATTAAGAGATTCTGATGAAATAAAATATAACGTAACGGCTGTATTTGACGGGGTGCAGGAAACTTTATTAGAGGAATCGAAAGAGCAAGTCGCTATTTCTGTGGCTGGTAGTGGATCCTCTGATGAGGATGATGAAGATACAACT